TTTTTCCCTTTTTTTTAGAGACTGGTTTTTCTATTTTATATATTTTTTTTATAAAATTAATTTTTTTTAAAAAAAATTTTTTTTTTTTTTTCACATCAAATTTTTTAATATACCATAATAGTAAAAATATGACAAAATCAATTTTAAGACAACCCCATTTATCTTATTTAAAAGAGATATATGACAGAAAGTATATAAAAAAAATTGAAAAAATCCCAGTTTTAAGGGTTGGAACAGACTGTTCTGGGATAGAAGCTCCAATAATGGCACTTACTCTAATGGGAATAGATTTTATCCATGAATTTTCATGTGATAATGATAAAAATGTTTTAGAAAGCATAAAAGCAAATTATAATCCAAAAAAAATATATGAAGATATTTTTGAAAGAGACTTGAAGAAATTACCAAATATAGATATGTATGTGTTAGGATTTCCTTGTCAAAGTTTTTCAACGATTGGACAGAGAACGGGAAAAATAGGAAAACAATTGAGAAAGGCGAGATTTTCAAAAAAAGGAAAAGGAAATATATTTTTTGAGGGATTTAAGGTGATCAAAGCTAAAAAACCAAAATTTTTTATCCTGGAAAACGTAAAAGGTTTGATAACTCACAACAAAGGAGAAACATTCCAAATTATTAAAAAACATCTTAAATCGCTAAAAAAATACAATATATATATTGAAATTTTGAATACAAAAGATTTTAATATTCCTCAAAATAGAAACAGATTATATATTATTGGAATTAAAAAAAGCATGGATAAAGGATTTAAATTTCCAAAGAATATAAAATCAACCGTGTCTTTAAATAAAATACTATCAAAAAATTCTGACAAAAATAAATTAATATCCAGTAAAAAAAAAATTTTAAAAAACAAAATAAAAGAAAAAAAAATAAAAAAAGGTGATACTTGGATTATAAATTTAAATTCAAGTGGGGGACCTTGGACAACAGCAATGAAAAATATATCTCCATGTGTTATAACAACTTGTAATATGTTTTATCTGACAAATAAAAAACGTTTTTTGACCCCAAGAGAATGTCTAAGACTCCAAGGCTTCCCAAATCAATTCAAGATAGTTGTGTCTAAAAATAAGGCTTTTAAGCAAGCAGGAAATTCAATGTCTGTCAATGTCATAAGTTTTATTTTAAAAAACATTATCAAAAGTATCTTTTAGATCAACTGAATATTCAATCTTTAATTGTGTTGGAACTACTTAAAGATAAACATACATTTATGTATTGATGATTAATTTTGGAACTTATTTCATGTTGAACATATTTCTTATCAAATATGAAAAAAATATCTTTGTGAAATATAATGAATAAAATTTATGATTTTAGGACTAACAAAAATATTTCCATATTTTCAAAAGATGGTAAAAATCTATTGAAAAATTATATCAAAATTTTAAAGGGTGGTTTACATGATTCCAGCGGAAATATAGATTGTGTGGAATGTATTGAATGTGAAAAATGTACTAGATGTTCCTACTGTAATAAATGCACACAATGTGTGGGATGTAACAATTGTTCTAATTGTAAAAATTGTTCAGAATGTGACTATTCCGACAGTTGTATTTCTTGTGTTGAGATGGAAGAGTGTGACAAATGTAACGGTTGTGAAGAATGTTTTGACAAATGTGAAAATTGTAAAAACTGCAGAAGGTGCCAACACTGCGAAAATTGTACAAACTGTGATAGTTGTGTTAATTGTTACAGTTGTGAAAATTGTCAAATTTGTCGTGACTGTAAAAAATGTACGAACCTGAGAAATTCTCTGGATTGTGTCAAATGCACGAAAACCGCAGAATCTGAAAATTGTACGAGTTGTAGAAAATGCAGGTCTTGCAGTCAATGTATCGAATGTACGAACTGTTACCAATGTGGCAACTGTGCCAAATGTAATGATTGTGAGAATTGTGGTTTATGCAGTGATTGTTTGAATTGTGTTGGTTGTGGGAATTGTGATGATTGTTCCAATTGTGATGGTTGCGAAAATTGTAGAAATTGCAAAAATTGTACGGATTGTCATGATTTGGACAACAAAATTGGTTGGCACAATAATCAACCGCCACAATAAAAATATCAATGTCTGTTTATCCAATCACACTGACCGACATTAAAAATTAAACAAAAAGTTTCGAGTGGAAATCTAAATGTTCGTGACATACACTCCAGAGTATTTCTACTGCTCCTTGAGCCGTCTACCACTTGATGCATTTTCAGGGATTGGTAGATTTTATTTGTGAGTTTTTTAACTTTTTTATATGAGACTTGTCTTATTGGTTTAATTTTGAAAACTTAAATGAATATGGTGAATAGGAAGCAATGGATAACAAACAACCTTGCCCAATGAGGGTTATATTTTTGAGTTATTTTTGTTTTATTTTAAATATCAGTCGGTGTAACCATTTTATTTTGAATATAAATGATAAATTTTTAGGTCAGTTTTTATATGTCATGATATCTTTTGATGAACAAAATAAAAAAAACTTTAGAACTGATCAAACCCCCATAATCAATCAAACCTTATGATTAATTAATCTCCAGAAATAATCAAGCTCCAAAACTAATCAAACTCCAAAAACTAATTAAACTTAAAAACAAATCAAAAAAATCATATTGGTTGAAAATATGAATCAAAACTTGGTAGTTCATTTTTAGACAATTCATAAAAAAAAAATGTTTGTTTATGTTACAAAATGAATTCAATTTATGATTTGAAAAATAACAAATATATTTCAATTTTTTCAAATGGTGGAAAAAATCTTTTAAAGAACTATATCAAAACTTTGAAAGGTGGATCATTAGATTCTGGAGGAAACACAGATTGTATGGATTGTGAAAAATGTGAAAATTGTAGGAGATGTTCCAACTGTCGGGGGTGCACACAATGTGTAAATTGTAAATATTGTAACAGTTGTAAGAACTGTACCATGTGTGAGCATTGTAACGGTTGTGTTTCTTGTTTTGAGACAAATAATTGTGATGATTGTGTGAATTGTAGGAATTGTTCTGAAAAATGTGAAAATTGTAGAAATTGTGAAAATTGTACTAAATGTGTAAATTCATCTTATTGTGATGGATGTACCAGATGTACCAAATGTAGAACAAGTACAAATTGTTTTGACTGTGACAAATGTAGAAAATGTGATTTTTGTGTGAATTGCCAAAATTGCAAAAATTGTTATGGTTGTAATGACTGTATGGATTGTACTGGTTGTAAAAATTGTAAAAATTGTAAAAATTGTAAAAATTGCAAAAATTGTCAAAATTGTCAAAATTGTCAAAATATTGTTGGAAAAAATGGTTGGATCAATAATCAACCACCAAGGTCATGATCAAGTCAAACAAGTGGTTCACATGATTCTGGCGGAAACAAAAATCGTGTTAATTGTGAGGAATTTTAGTTAATTAAAACATCATATAAAAAAATAATCTAGCCCGCAAAATAACTAAAAAATTAGTAATGAAAATAAAAAAACAATATTTAAAAAATTATTTCAAGTATAGTCTTAAAATTTATGTCATTTTAAATATCGGTTGGTGTGATTAGAACATTTTCGATTCCTGAAAAATAGTCCTCATATTCAAAAAGTTTTGAAAAACAGATGTAAAGACAATTTTTTATAATTTTCACAACTTTTAGTACAATTTTTTGAATTGTATATTCCTCTGCCAACTATTATTATATCAGTTTCCACATTATTTTTGTATTTTTGATCATCATTTGTTTTAATTTCCAAATTGATTCCAGGTGTCATATTAATCAAAGCCAGTTTATTATGGGTAATGCGTTTTTGGGTGATAAAACCAACCACATTTTCATAATTATTTTCAGCTAATTTAATAGCATCTTTTCTATGATTATAAATATTATTGGACATATCAGAAATTATCATAACACCTGAAAGTTTCTTGATAACATCATTGGTAACAGTAGCATGAACCGTAACCAAATCAATCCAATTCATAAACTGTTTATATTGTTTTTCAACTATATATGATATGTCTGTAAATTTTCTATCTTCCATTATTAAAAAATTATATTTGTTAGATAATTCTATCATTTTTTCTTTAAAATCACAAATATGTTTTGTTTTAATAATGTCAAAATGGATTTTACAAATTATGATGTGTTTTCCTATATCTTCCAGTATTTTATATATTTTATCTGGATATTCAATATCAGCTGAAAAACACAATCTTGATTTTTTATTTTTAATAAGTTGATTCAATCTGTATCTGATTATATCTGTTTTTGTAAAAGTACTTTTAATTGGTAAAGAACATTTTGGGTTTTGTTGTCTGTTTAATATCACCAAAACTCCAACAATATTAACTTTATTTTTTAAAATATTTATTACATTTTGAATAGAAATACCTGTTGTTACCACATCATCAATAATGATACATTTATCATTTTTTTTATAGTTTCCTTCAATAATTTTTTTTGTACCATATTTTTTTTGAGAATCACGTACAATAATCATTGGTTTGTTATATTTTGTTGATATGTAAGATGCTATTGGAATTCCACCTATAGGTATTCCACATAAAATATCACAATCATCCATTAATTCAAACATTTTATCTCCAATTTTGGATAAAAGATTTGGATATGACACAAGATGTTTCATATCAAAATAATATTTAGATATATCTCCATTTTTGAGTTTAAATGAACCGATTTTTATACAATTGTTACTAATTAACTCATCTATCATTTTTATTGAATTATCCAAGTAAATTTTTAAACCATATTTTATTGGTTCAATTTAATGAATAAATTTATATTATCCTCCAAAAGAATTAAAATAACTCATTCAAGAAAAATATATTATGTACCACAACATGTCTTAATGTGTGGTTATAAAGAAATCAAATTGTACAATTTGATAAATTCAAAAAATTTAGAAAATTCCAAAAAAACACAAAAAAATCTTATGAGTGGGGCATTTGGTGTTATTTTAATTTACAAATTAGTTTTTAGCAATGACATGATTATAGCAAAAATTATGATTGGGAATAGCAAAAAAATACAAAATGAAATAAACTTTTACAATATCATGAAAATGGAAGATAATTATAACAAATATATTTGTAAATATTATGGCCATTTCAAAGAAAAATATAAGGGTAAAAAATATAAATATTTATTTTTAGAGAAATTAGAAATGGATTTGTATGATTATTTGTACAACGAATGGGACAATCATAATTTAGTGGGGTGTATAAAGTTATTAAAAAATATTTGTAAAAATTTAATATTTGTACACAGTCATAAAAATGGATTTGTATATAACGATTTGAAATTAGAAAATCTAATGATTGATAATAATGGAGATGTTAAATTAATAGATTTTAATTGTGTTGCGTGTGAGAAATTAGGTTGGGAAGGTTCCGGAACATTGGAATATATGAGCCCTGAGATGATCTCAAGCCTCAAAAATCATGAAGTGATGATTGACAAAAAAAGTGACGCATGGAGTTTTGGATTGATAATTTATGAATTGTTTACAAAATTACACTCACCTTTTATGAGTGGGAAAAAAAGACATATTTTGAAAAATATTTCAAAAAATAAATATAATGATTGTGATGAAGCTAAAAAATTATTTAAATTAAATTGTTTGTTAGATCCAAATGAATCAATATTGGATATATTCAGTGGTTGTTTGAAAACTTCTTGTGATGAAAGATTGTCTATTGATGAAGCATTAGAAATGTTAAATAAAATAAAAATATAATCAAAACTTATTATCTTTCGGTGGACTGAAGTTTTTTGTTTTATAACCATAAATTATTAATTTCGACAAATGTGATAAACCCAAATGGTATGTCAAAGGATATTTTTTTATCTTGTTTGAAACACTTGTTTTTATCCAAAATTGGATGTTGTTTGAACAAACAATGTGGAAGTTTATTCTGATAATTCATTTTGGCACATTGTGTATATAATCACAAAACAAAACCAGTTCATGAATTTATGTTCATGTTATTTGAACTGGTTGAAATTCATAAATTAAAAATATCGTTTGCTGATAACTTGGAAAATCATACCATCACAAGGTTAAATTCTTAACTGTTGTTTTTGTTGGTTTGCACCGATATCTTTGTTTGGTGAAAAATAGTGTTTGTTGATTTTTTTTGAGCCAGAAGAAAAAGTATGTTTAGTTTCTCGAAATATAATATTTGTTGAATATAAATAGAATATATGGGTTCGAGTCAATCACATGAACAAGAAAAAGAAGATTTAAAAAATAATATTTTACAACACCTTAATGAAATAAAATTGGAAAAAAAAAATAATCAAAGAAATTTACAACAACAAAATAACAGATGTTCACAACAACAAAATCATGTATATTCACAACAAAATAATGGATATCCACAACAACAAAATAATAGATATCCACAACGACAAAATTATGAATATCCACAGAAAAATAATGGATATCCACAACAAAATAATGGATATCCACAGCAAAATAATGGATATTCACAACAAAATAATGGATATTCACAACAAAATAACAGATATCCACAACAACAAAACAACAGATATCCACAACAACAAAATAACAGATATCCACAACAACAAAATAACGGATATCCACAACAACAAAATAACATATATCCACAACAACAAAATAATGGATATCCACAACAACAAAATAATGGATATCCACAACAACAAAATAATGGACATATGCACCAAAACATATCTTCTGAATGGAAACAATCACAAAATGAATTGGTACAAAAACAACGATTGTACAAACAACAACAATTACAAAAAAAACGCGAATTTCAACAAAGACAATTAGAAAAACAATCACAACAAGATATCAAACAAAAATGGAAAAATGAACAATTGTTGAAAAAACTTCGAGCCAGGTCTCAACAGTCCAAATTTAAATCTGATTCGAGACATGATGAATTTAAGAACGAGTTATCAGATTTGGATGATTTAGGAATAAGTGCTAGAAAAATATTAGATCTTCCAAAAAATTTTAATGCCAAACAACTTAAAAAATCATATTATAAATTAGCATTAAAAACACATCCAGACAAAGGTGGAAATTCTATTTTATTTAAAATTATAACTAAATCATACTTATATTTGGTTGAAGAGATGAAGAAAAATGTAAAATCTAAATCATTTATGGAACTGAAACATGAACATAAATATGATAATCCAAATGGAAATTATCAAAATCCTGATTTATCTGAAAAATTTAATATAAAAATATTTAATAAAATTTATGATGAAAATAAATTAGACTTAGATTCAAATGATGGGTATGGAAAATGGATGGATGAAAGTTCTGAAAGAAGAGAAGACATAGATGTTCCAAAAGTTTTTTCAGATAAATTCAATTTAAACATATTTAATTCAACTTTTGAAGATTTGAAAGATCAGAATGATGAAAACCTCAAAATAATTAAATATGAAAATCCTAAACCTATGGAAATAAGCAGTAAAATCAAATATAAAGTTTTAGGAGGTGAAAAAGTCAAAGATTTTGGAAGTTCACTAAACATAAATGACACAAATAAAATAGGATATTGTGATTATAGAAAAGCACACACATCAAAATTAATTAATTCTAGAAAAGTCAAAATCAAGACTTATAAAAATATTAAAGATTTGGAAAGGAGCCGTCAAAACACCAAAATGTCAAAAAAACAACAAGATAGTTATTTTGAACAACTTAAATTAAATAAACTAAAAGAAAAGGATAGAAAAATGAGACTAAAATATAATGATAATGCCATTGAACAACATTTTCACAAGATGAATCGATTAATGCTCAATCATTAATTGATATTTTAGAAATATTTTCTTACATTTATATATAATGTCAAATCTTAAACAAAGAACATCAGATTGTAGTAGTCATATTCAAGAAATCAAAAATAGAGCTATTTTATCAGCAGAGTATAATGGTGGTGCTGGGCCAAATGCAACTGAAAGAACTTCAAATAATGCTAATTCATCATTATTGAACATGAATGGTATAAGGTATCATAGACATCAAAGATCTTGGTCAAACACATTATCAGTTACTAAAGCCAGAAATCTACAAAAACCTAATATTATAAAATAAGACGTTGTAAAATAAAACATTGAAAAATATTAAAGCAATTTAGTTAAAAATTTATTTGTTCTTTTAGAAGTTCGTAACTGATTCTAAAGACTGAAAAGGATGGGTAGATTTAATTCGTTGTATTTTGAAAAATAAAATATTTTATTATATTGGGTGAAAAATTATTTTAACAAAAAATAGTTTGTACTTAAAGAATATTATTTTTCACTTAAACACAAAATTTTGAATAAAATATGAGGATATAGTGTAATGGTAGCACATGAGACCGTGGCTCTCATAGTTGGAGTTCGATTCTCCATATTCTCACTAAGCGTGGATGCCCGAGTTGGTCCAAGGGGTTGTGTTTAGGCCGCAATGTGTTTTTCACTCGTGGGTTCGAATCCCACTTCACGCAAATTTAATTGCGAATATAGCTCAGTTGGAAGAGTGTCAGTCTCATGAACTGATGGTCGCGGGTTCGATCCCCGCTATTCGCAAATTTGCCCATATCTTTCAAAGCCTAACTGGTTTGGTCACGAAATGATAGAAGCGGATGTAGCTCAAATGGGAGAGCGTCAGATTGAAGATCTGAAGGTTATGGGTTCGAAACCCGTTATCCGCAAATTTGCCTACATAGCTCAGTGGTAGAGCAACTGCTTTGTAAGCAGTAGGTCGGCGGTTCGAATCCGTCTATAGGCTTCAAGGGATTGTAGTTCAAATGGTAGAACGTTCGTTTTGTATACAAAAAACAGTGGGATCAATGCCCACCAGTTCCAAACGTTGATAGTTGAATGGTATGATACATCCCTGCCACGGATGAGTTCTGGGTTCGATTCCCAGTCAACGTATTTTTTAATTTATAAGAAAAATTTGCTTCAAAATCAATTTATATTTATTTTGAAGAATGTATATGTACAAAATGAGTTTGAAAAAAAAATAATGAAAATGAAAATAAATGACCAAAAAAAATATTTCATAAACAAAGGGACTGGTGCTGGAGGGAAAAATACAAATAAAAATGGATTATCATATGAAAGTTTAACTAATTTGGATGAGTGTTACACCATAATTAAAAAAATAAACATTCAAACAAAATAAGATTTAACAACCATGAATTAGTGTTTATTGCCACAAAAAAATCAGGTTTATTTAGATCTATGAATAATCATATAGACACTAAAATAAAAAAAGCACATGGGTGTAAAAATCCAGATGAATGTTATATAAACCAAAATAATAAAATAATATTTATCATCGAAAAGAAATTTCAACAAAAACCTGGCTCCGTGTGTGAAAAAATACAGACATCTGACTTCAAAAAATGGCAATATAACAGGACTTTCCCAGATTATAAAATTGTCTATATATATTGTTTATCTAAATGGTTTAAGAATAATTGTGAAGCAGAATTAGAATATTTGAAATTAAAAAATATACCAGTATTTTGGGGAGAGAACAATTCATATAAAGAATCCATTATTGAATTCTTGATCAATTATAAATAATAACTTCTGTTGTGGTTGAGCCTGGTTTTTTGGAATTGATAGCTCTTCTTGCTGTAATATCCTTAGATTCATAATCTTTGAAACTGTTCATCACCAAATTTACTTTAGCATTATTCATTATAAATTTAATTTTACCTAATTTTTTTATTTCACTAAATAATGTTTTGTGTTTTTCTAAATTAAAACCATTTGCCACATAACATACAAATGATGTTTCATTTTGGGGAGCATATGGTGGATCTAAATATACAAAATCACCTTTTTTCACATTTTTAATCGAAGAACTAAAATCACTATGGATAAATTCAACATTTTTAATTAAATTACTAATATAATCCAAATTTGTTTTAGTAATGATTGAAGGTGTTTTTTTATAGTGACCATAAGGCACATTATAACCATTTGGTCCTTCACGGTACATTCCTCTAAAACATGTTTTATTAATAAACATGAACAAAGCAGAATATTCTATTGTGTTTTTATCCATGTTGTTATATTTATTCCTTATCCAATAATAATAACTTTCTTTTGATGTTTTGGCATCTTCGATAGATATTGCTTTTCTATTCACAATATCACCTTTTATACTGTCATATTCTTTGATGTATGAATTAACATATTCATATAATTTATTTTTATTATTTTGGACATGTTTATAAACATTAATAAGTGTTTTGTTAATGTCATACGCATAAACTTTATTTTTAATAACAATTTTCTTTTGTTTTTGTAAAGATAGTACTGCCAATAAAACACTGCCTCCTCCCAAAAATAACTCATGATAATTACAAATTTCGGTTGGTATCATAGGAATAATATGGCTGATTATTTGTGTTTTTCCACCAACCCATTTAATGAATGGTTTTTGTATTTTATAATTTTTAATTGATTTTTTTTTAACTAAATTATTTTTAATTATTTTTTTTTCATTATGATTTTCAGAAGTTTTTTGTTCATAACATTTTTGGGATGGTTTTTCATTGTACTGTTTGGTCATTTTTGTTCACAAAAAAAAACCATGTGAAATCAAATTTCGTAATTCGTTTTATAAATGTTTACAAACTCAAAAGTTTGAAAGATTCTTTTTCAGGATCCCATGTCCAACAAAATGAATTTTTATTATATTTTTTATTTTTATTAAAAAATGTTCTTTTTTTACTATTGATCAACCAATTTCCTTTCATATCTTTGCAATAAATTTTCTTTACCGTTGTGGTGTATGTATCTTTAAGAAAATCCTCCACAATATGAAAAACACAGTAGGACATTTTATTTTTGATAAATTTTAAAATATTTCTATATTGATGATTTATTTGTAATTTTATGGGTAAATGACAGAGATTATTTGTTTTGTTGATAATTTCTGAACAATCAGGATAATCATATTTGTACTGAACTACAAATTCGTCATTATCTTCATCAATTATTTTCCATCTATTTTTATTTTTTATAATTACTATTCGAAGATCATGGATTGATATTATTTTTCCAATTAATGAGTCATATCTGTCAAACATTATAGAATGATAAAAATATTATTTTATATGTTGGTTTGTTGAATTTAACCAACTGATAATATGATTTGGAACATCACTTATTATTCCATCAGGCTCATATTTAATTATGTTGAGAAGAATGCTTTTTCTATTTATTGTGTAGATAAAAATATTAAGTCCGATTTTTTTGAAATGATTTGCCACATCATTATCAATAAATTCATGGTGAAATGAAATAAAATCGGCTTCTTCAATTCTATTTATAAATTTGTAATTGTTACAAGTGATATAACCAATATTACAGTTTTTTTTATAATCCAATAATTTAATAAAATATTTGTAGTTGAATGATGCTAAATAAATATTATTTTTTTTACAATTTCTAAGAACAAAAATAACTTTTTTTAAAAATATTTCATTGTACGAACCTTTAAATTCAATATATAATTTGATATTTTTAGCAAATTTTGTTAGTTCTAAAACATCATTCAAAGAAAAAACATTGAATTTTTTCAATTTTTTATAATTGGTATTTCTGACCAAGCCTTTCAATGGTGTTAATCGTTCACAATTGATATCATGACAAACAACAATTTCCATATCTTTTGATGGTTGAATATCTAATTCTAACATATCAACACCACAATCAATGGCACACTTAAAAGCATCTAATGTGTTTTCTTTGGCATATTTACAACCTCTATGACCTATTATTAACATTAAATTAATTGAGAAAATTTTTGGACAGATAAAATTAATTCCTTGTCTTTTTCAGAACTGACAAAGTGAACAAAAAAATCTATTTATTTGAGATTTAGTCATAATTTGTTTTTTTTTTACTATCGATATTTGATAACATTAGTTGTATTACTAATGATATTATCATCACTGATTATTTTGCTTTTGTATTTCTTGAATTATGAACATTATTGTTATGTTTAGATGTAAAAAAATAAATACATATGTATGTATAATACTATTGTTGATAGTGTAACAAAAAACATCATTTAATTCATAGTTGTAAAGGAAAACAAATATTAAAAAAATTGCTACAGTCTTACAGAACTATCAAACATAGCAGAAATAAAATTGGAGGATCAAATAGAAAAATAGGTTATATAACAATTGAAATTGATAAAGAAAAAATATCAAACAGATTTACAATTACTAAAAGACGTTCATTCATAATTGTAACTGATGAAATGTACAACAGAGAATATAGGATTTTCAAATCAAGTACGAATTATTTTGTATTTTATGGTATAAGTGTTGTGTTTATTTTGAACAGAGATTCTGAAATAATCACCTATCTAAGCAAACTTGACGAAGAATTGAAATCTGCAATAAACAGGAGTTTTTTTACAAAAAATGTTCATGAAGAATCAAAGGACTACAAAATACATAGATTTAAAAAAAAAAAATTGTTAGAATATTCAGATTGTGAAGATTTGAATTTGAAAAATGCCTGGATCAAATTAGAAGAACTTAATCAAAAATTAAAAATGAAATGTCCAAATTTATCATTAAAATTAGATAAATTAAAAAATTTATCTGGAGAATTTGCATTTTTACAAGATTATATGTTTAACCAAGAGTTTACCACGCTTTGTTTATATGATGATGATGATTGTGTATCAAGTATACTTATTTCACAAATAAATGATGATACAATAGAAATTAACAGTGACACACACCTTGACAAATCAAATAAAAAATACAACAAATTATTGAGAAGTGTTGTCATTATATGCTTACCGTTGATAAAATGTAACAAATATAACATTAGAGTTTTGTATTCCATAGCTGCAAACCCAATTTCTGCTTGGTTATTGATTGGTTATTATGATATTGTTACACCACCTAAATTTAATAGATTTTTTATTAGAAATATGTCAGATGACAAAACAGAAAGTGTCACACAAATAACACAACGAATGATAAATTCATACATAGTACTAAGAAGAAGATTACCTCTTAGATTAGTTTTAACACAAAATAATTTAGCACTAGCAAAAGAAATGTTTGATAAATTGACAAGTGACATTGGAATGTTGAGATGTTGATAAAAATATTTCTTTTGGTTTAGTGTGATAACCAGCATTACAATAACAAAAATTTTTAGTACATTGTAATTGACAAGTCTCAAGAATAAACAAAATCGCTTTAGTTTTTGGCACCGATGAAGATTTAAAATGAACACTAAGCATTCAAAAAATCTTCACAGTTTATCCTTTCTGGATTATGCGAATAGTTTGGATAGTTGGATAGTTGGATAGTTGGATAGTTGGATAGTTGGATAGTTGGATAGTTGGATAGTTGGATAGTTGGATAGTTGGATAGTTGGATAGTTGGATAGTTG